TCAGAAGTTGCTCTTGGAGTATTCCAAGTTCCACCGTTCCATGCACCAGTACCCCAACCAAGCGCAGGTGATGCGGTTTGTATGCCGAGTCCTGCTGCGTTTCCAATCAAATACTCAATATCAATAGTTGTGCCACCACCCGTAGCATCCGAAGTTGCTGCGGTTGGGGATGTAATAGTATAGCTATTGTTATTAACCACGGTTTGTATCTGATAACCATAATAAGCATTAATTGTGTCTGCGCTTATTCCACCCGTCGCTGCACCGCTTTTTATTTTGACAAAGTCTCCTGCGGTTGCCCCGTGAGATGCGTCAGTTACTGTAATCGTGGTGCTTCCATCGGTCACCGCTAATGGGTTAGATAAATTAGAAGTCTCTTTGCGTAACGGCGTAATGTCGTACAAGTGGTCATTTTCTAGTATAAACAAATGATTGTGCGTTCCAATCGCAATTCGGTCTTCTTGATCCGAAAAAGAACGCCAAAGCACAATATTTCTAGCAGAGCCAATAATAGTTTGTTCTATGGAAGTCACCGCATCAGAAGCATCCAAAGCAAAAATCGTGTTTTTCTGCCACCCACCAATCTTAGCTGGAAAGCCATTTCTAAAACGCACTAAGTTAGAGTCAATCCAGAACGGACCTGCCTTCCCTGCTGCGTAAGCAGTTAAATCTTTAACAACCCCTGACTTAAATTTAAGTATTTGATACATTTTTCATTCGCTTTACTAATCGCTCGGCTCGGTTAGTGACTTGTCTATACCACAAACTGTCAACCATCTCGTTTGCTGCTAATGCCCAGTTTCTTGAGTCAACCCCTCGTTTCATGCCTTTAAACTTAGACAAATTGGTTCGACCCAAGTTAAACATCATGTTAGCAATAATCAACTGTGCTTCCGTTGGTAGCTCATCAAAATCGCCATAAAGTGCTTTGCATTCGTCAATACAAGTACTAACGTCTTTGTCGAAACACTCATCAACTCTTTCCTTTGACACTTGCTCCCCAATCGACAACAGATACTCTGGGTCGGTTGGTTGAACCAAATGACCTACGCCAAAAGTTTTATAGCCTAAATGATCAAGGTAAATTTTGTAAACAATACCTTCGTCAAGCTCTAGGTCATTTTTTAAACGATTGATGTTCACAAGAAATTTTATTCTTTGTTTGGGGGTAACATCTTTGCTTTACCTACGTTTAACGCAAGCAACTCAATTGCCTTGTAAAGCTTTCCTAACAATTCATCGTCTTTTGGTGTTTTAGTTACCGCAGCAAGAAAACTTGCTCCGCAAACAATCGCGGTTACTATTCCAATAATCTCAGCTATCCATTCCAACATATCAATCACTCCTCTTTGTCGTAATCTCGATAAAATTTTACAATGGTCAGTATGTTTTTAGTATACCTTTTTATCTCAGCCATGTTCATGGCTAAATTTTCGTATTGTTTAGTAGTCAGCGCATAGTAGGGTTTGCGCGGTGCTTTGTTTTCGTCAATCAGCCCCAAATAGGTTGTCATAGTCTCTGGAGTAAGCACCTCAAATTGCACATCCGTCAATTGCATTTCCATTGGCAAAGGTGGATGGTACATAGGCGGTCGTTCAGCAATAGTTTTTACTTCTACTTGTTTGGTATTGGGCATCATTGAACACCCACCAATTAATAATAAACTAACCGCGAATATCAGCTTTTGCATCTGGGGTCTCTATTTTTATCTCGGGTGTTACAACAGGCTCTTCCTGTGGCTCAAACTGGTCAGGGTCGGTGATTTTTACCAACGCTTCTTTTACTTTGCGCGTACCGTTGTTAACCCTTTTTTCAATAAGTTTGGGTTTAGCTAGTGCTAGGCTATCCATATCGTGCTTAGAGAACTTGTCTCTGAGGCTGTTAAACTCTCGCAATGCCTCGTTCTTTTCAGCTTCCATGCTTTTTAGCTGAAAGCTAACCTGCTCTTGCTTCTTTAGATACGCATCTATTGAAGCATTCTGTTCTTCTATTTGATTTTCTAATATGACTTGGTTGCCTTTAAGCACTGCCATCTGGTTGTTAAGGTGCTTAATGTACGAAGCAGAGCCAGCTAACGAAGCCAGTAAAAGTGCGCCTAGTATTATTGCAAGCTTAAAACCCATTATTTCTTCCTGTACCGCCTAGTTTTCTTCGCTGTCTTCTTCGGTTGTTTGCTGTGCTGTTTGCCTTTTTTCGTATCTTCTCGTTTTTTACGAGTTGTGGCTGCATATTCTTTTGCGCTCATTGCTTTAATCGCTTTCTCTGGCAAATACCGTTCCCCTGTTTCAGAAGACTTCTTGCCCGACTTAGTACGCCACTTTTGTTTAGTCCATTTTTTTAAAGACTTTTGTGACTTTTTAAGTGCCATTACGACCGATAGCCCCCACCCGCTGCTTTATACTGTTTAGCAAGCATCTGAGCTTTTCTTCCAGACCATTGACCTGCCTTACCGCCTTTTGTGCCTGCTTTAATTTTATTAAACAGTCGCTTACGCATTGTTGGCTTTGTGTAGTTGCCTGCTTCGTTAACTTTGGATTTAGCTTTTTTCTTCTTCTTTTCAGCCATCAGTAATCACCCCAGACCTTAGTTTTTGTTCCTCCCCAATACTCTACAGCTAACCCTGCCTTAATTAATTTTTGATTGATGTTGTTTCCGTCGTGATCCCAAAGCACACCAAGAATACGTCCGTACTTTCCTTTTCCTTGTGATTCTAATACAAAGCCATCACAACAAAGTTCTGTAAGTAAGTCTTTAGCTTGTAAACCTAATTTCTTCTCAGCAAGGTCTCTAGTGCGTGATTCAGGGGTATCTATACCCACAAGACGGACTCGTTGTTTTGCTAGAATAATAGAAAACCCTAGATCCAAATTTACATCTACCGTGTCACCATCAACAACTCGGTCTAGCTCGCATTTATAAACAAAGGGGGTTGCCATCTAAGGACTCCAAGCTTCGTATGCGCTAAGGGCGCAAAGAACAACAAAAGCAACTTGGATTGCATCCATTAACCTGACTCTTTGTCAAAGTTCTCACCGTTTTCAAACTTATATTGTTCTTTTAACTCGGCTAATAACATGTTAGTAAAAGACTGTAACGCAACTTCTAACGGCTCTAGTTCAACTTTTCTTTTGTTAATTTTTTGTTGCAAATCTCGAATATGCCAAATGTACTTTTTTTGTTTATCTGACAAATCAGACTCTTTGTAGTCATTACCATCAATACTAATTACGTTTGCTTCTTCAGTCATTAGTCTGCCTCCGCTATAGTGTTACCAGCGTCAACCCATTTTAAAATTTCTTTATAATGATTATTAGTGTTATCTATTGGTACTGCCCAAATTATTCCATCGATAACAGCATTAACTGATTTATTTTGATTGCTTGCGTATTTTGCTTCTGTTACTTCTGACATTACTACATTTTCCTTTTATAGCTCCGCGTCTACTGTTATAGAACCAGAATTTTGAAATACTATTAGTTCTAAACATATACCACTTAAATCATTAACTGATACACCCGATGAAACTGTAAAAAATAAATTTGCACCAGTAAATGTTGTGCCTACTAATGTGCCAGCAAAACTTGCCATAGCTATGCCTGTATTAGCAGCAGTTAAGACTTTAAAATTAGTCGGGTTTGTAACCGTGATAGAAGGTGCAGCTCTTTTTATAGGATAATATAGCATGTATTCTGGTCTGTTGGCTGAATCTACTTGCGCCGTTGAAACAGGCATTATTGAATTTTGCGCGCTATCGTAAACAGAACAATACCTTTGACATAGTTGAAGTTCCTCGTTGTAAGTCCTTTGCTCAAATTGTGTAACTGTGTCGCCAAGTTCCAGTTGCACTTCTCTTACGTCCCAATAATCATTTGCTCCTGCTGTTCCTACTGGAGTCCACGCAATTTGCAAAGATAATTGGGTTTTATCTGCTGGTATTGTTCCAGTTCCAGAATAAGTAACAAACCCACCACCTTGCGGAATGTTTGCATCAATTCTAAAAACAATATCGGTATTAGTCATGCTCACTGGGTTTTCGTCTGTGCCTTCTCCTCCAGCAAGACCAAACCCCACAGTACCATTGGTTGGACTCCAATTAGCACCGCCTCTAGCTCTAAATGATAAAGTGACTTCTTTACCTGCAAAAGCCTTAGAGTCTCTAGTTTCTAATCCTTGAGTTATGCCCATTTGAACCGTAACTGTGTTGTCAGCAGGTCTTTGAAACCGTGAATAATGCTGGTCACCTTCACCTGCGTCCGATTTAGTTGTCCATGAATGTGCAGCTCCAGTCCCTCCTCCAAAACAACGCCACCTATCCATAGCGTAGGTGTTCATTGTTGTATTTGCGCCAGTACCAAACCTTTGATTAACTGAAAAAGTAGGATTGTAAATTGCATTTCTACGACCGCCTAATGCGCCCTGACTAATGCTTGTTACTTTTACGCCTTCTGAGTCAATTTTTAATGTGTTAGATGAAGCTCCTTCATTTATTACAACTGGAAATGATCCTGTATCTATGTCATTTAAAACCAATGATCCTGTCGCAATTGATTGCGCTCCGTCTGACCTAACTTGCCAAGCGTACCCCGCGTTGCCGTCTTCAAAAACTAATTCGGCGTAATTGTTGCTTACGGTCGTTGCAATTTTTGCAGTTGTTGCTGCGCCACTAGAAATTTCTAAAAGACTGTCTGGAGCAGTTGTGCCTATACCTACTTTTGTTGTTCCCGTTGGTATGCTTAACACCGTAGCATCAGCGTCATTCTTAATTGTTACATCTGAAGTGCTGCCTTGCCCCGTAAGTATTAGTCCTTCTGCTGCGGTATAACCTATTGCAGCGTTGTCTCCTGCTGCTGTGTCGGTTGTAGCTTCTACTGTACCGCCTGTAATAACTCCTGTAGTAGTAATTGCTGAACTGCCATTATTTATAGTCCCAAAGCCAGTTGTGATGCTTCCAGAGTTTAATGCGCCTGTCGTAACAATATTACCTCCACCTACTGAATGAGAAGCAAAGTATGTAGACACCGTATCAACATTTGTCATACGCATTGTGCCAGCGTCGTTAATTAGTATTCCGTCGCCACTAGCTACTGCGGTAGTTCCTCTTGATGTGCCGCCATCTATTAAATTTATTTCTGCAGCGGTGCTGGTAACATTAGCCCCACCAATAGCTAGTGTGCTCAAGTTAACTGTGCCAGCAACAGTTAAGATACCATCGGCTACCGTCATTAAATCAGTATCGTCTGTGTGTCCAATTGTTGACCCGTTAATAACAACATCATCAATATCAAGCGAACCACCGCTAATAAGCCCTGTTGTAGTGATAGTTGAGCTACCATTATTTATTGTTCCAAAGCCAGAAGTAATTGAACCAGAATCTAGCGCGCCTGTTGTAACGATAGAGCCAGAACCTGCGATAGGAGAATACAAACTGCCTAATGCTGTGCCGTTTAAAGTAATTGCATCAGCTTCCAGCGTCCCGTCTATATCAGCGTCAGTGCCAACATACAACTTTTTAGCGATACCAACACCACCGTCAACAATTAAAGCTCCTGATGTTGAACTCGATGAGTCAGTGGTTAAATTTAAATTAACAGCACCGCTGGTATCAAGGGTAGTGAAAGTCCCTGCTGCTGCACTAGCCCCACCAATAATCGCACCGTCAATCGTACCGCCATCTATATTGACCGACGACATACCTAAATCTTTAGTAAAATCAGCAACAGCAGCACCTGAGCCTGCGCCATCACAATAAATAACAGCGGTATCTCCGTTTAAAACATTGACGTTAGCACCAGAGCCTTGAGTAAATGTAGCCGTTTGACCGCTACTATTAACCACAAAATACAACTTGTCTGCGTCGTTTGGTGCAACCGTAATAGTATTTGTGCCACTAGGAGAGCCTCCCAACACAAGCACCTTGTACATTCCGTCAGTTAAACTGCCGTCTGTGGTGGTTAAGGTAGTGGTTGTGCCTGACAACGATAAAGCTAAAACACCATTGATAGAGCGATCAATGATGTCCATGTTAGTGTTAATCGTTGTCCCCCATTCTCCGGTTTGATCGCCCTGCGCTGGTTTCTCAATTCCTGAATTTGTTGTGTACGAACTTGCCATAGCTTAGGACTCCAAAGCCTCTATTCTTTTTAACAGCCCTTCAATTATAGTTTGTTGTTCTTGGACTGATTTAATTAAAATTGGAACAAACTCGCTATGCTTAACGGCTAAACTTCCTGAGTCTTCAAAAATCATTTCTGGAAAAACTTCTTGAACTTCTTGAGCAATCCAACCTATTTGTTTTGTTTTCTCTCTTGATTCTTTCCAATTAAAATCTCTAATTTTAATTTTGCACAAATCTGTTAATTTGTCTGAAGAATTAACAATATTTTCTTTTAATTTTCTATCAGAAGTGCCACCCAAAGTTCCATTATTTGCTACGCTAAATCGAGTTGTCCCAGCTGAATCAACACACTGAAACATTAAATTACTGTCGCCGGGGCTTAAAGCACTATAACGAACTTTTAAACCGTTTGTAGCAGTAGAGTTATCTGACTTTTGGTTTTCAACCGTTGCTGTAAAAATTCCTGCGCCTGTTGTTGATGGGCTATTTATGACCATAGCTTGCGAAATTAAACTTCCCCCTGTTCCATCTCCTGAAGATGTTAGTCTTACATCAAAATCATCGCTACTCGGGGTTTTAAGGTCTATAAAAGCTGCATTACTAGTAGCAGAGCCAACTTCTATAGAGCCGATTCCGCTAGTTGAAGTGATGGTAAGTTGCGTATTATTTGAACTTGCAATATCTACGCCAGTTGAAGCTGTGCCTAATTTAGCTACTCCGTTGTGGTAAAGCGTAACTGCGCCATCTTCAGAAGCAAGGATGACTTGCTCGTCATCTGCTGCATTCTTAAAAGAAAACGCATTGCTTAAAAATATTGTACCGCCCGTGCCAGCGTCTTTTAAATAAGTGTTGCTTGAGTCGTGGTAGATTTGAAAATCACTTCCAGCTCCAAACATGGCTTTAGCATTATCTGGAAACAAAATATCGTCTGTTCCTGTTGGAATACTAAAAACAGTAGCATCAGCATCGTTTTTAAACGTAATATCCGAGGTACTGCCTTGACCTGTAAGTATTAACCCTTCTGCGGAGGTGTATCCTATAGCTGCGTTATCACCCGAACTTGTATCGCCATCAGGCTCAAATGTAGCTGCTGTCGCCACACCAACAATATCTACGTTAGTCGTGCCAGTGGGGATAACTAACACATCAGCGTCAGCGTCATTCTTAATGGTTACATCGTTCGTGCTACCCTGACCCGTAAGTATTAATCCTTCGGCACTGGTATAACCCATCGCTGCGTTATCATCTGCGCTTGTGTCTCCGTCTGCGTTAATAGTAGAAGCGGTAACATCGCCAACAATATCTACGTTAGTCGTGCCAGTGGGGATAGTCAGTACCGACCCATCAGCGTCATTTTTTAAAGTAACGTCGGAAGTTGAGCCTTGACCCGTGACAATAATGCCATCGGCAGAAGCATAACCAACCGCTGCGGTGTCTCCAGAAGCTGTATCTCCAGCAACATTTAATGTATTTGCAACGAACAAATCCCCTGATACGCTCAAATCAGCTAACAGGTCATAAACAATACCTGCCGAAGCACCACCACCATCGGTAGCAATCATCTTTACTTGACCTGCGGAAACTGCAACATTAGCCCCACTTGATCCTTGAGAAAAAGTAAGTGTATAACTGGTTGCGTTTTCTATTATCCAAACTTTGGACAAGGTGTTTGGCGCAAGGGTTACTGTACAAGTTTGACCGCCACCAGTGCATTTTAAATAAAACGAGCGAGCTTCGTCGGTTGACCCATCGGCAACAGTAATAGTGTGCGTTGAAGCGTCTGCAATCGCCTCTGATCCATAGCTAAAAGCTTCTGCTATTAGTTCTAGGTTAGTGTTAGTAACAGTACCCCAAGAACCTGATTTTTCTCCTGTCCCAATCTCTTCCAATCGAAGATCGTTTACATAGGTACTTGCCATGACTAATCAATCCTTATAATTGCACTAGTTCCTGCTGCTGGAAACTCAATCGTAAACGTACCGCCACTAACACTGTAATCAGCACCAAAAGCCAGAACAGCAATTGCTTTGTTTGAATTGCTTGAGTTATAAATTAAAGCTCCGTTCGCAGTAAAAGTAGCCGAGGTCCACGCAGGGTTGTCAGAGTCAAAATAAGCTGTAGTTCCAGAAGTTGCAACTGTCGTATTAGCAAGAGTTACCCCTCCCGTAGCATAGCCGTTTCCATTTGCCACTTCGTTGCTAGTGCTATAAGCGGTAGTTCCTGCGCCTAAGCTTGCCGAGCTTGTAAACAAGGCAATTTTTATTGTGTCTGTGTCAAGTTGATGACCTTCTTGTAAAATCTCGGCTTTAAAAGAAGTTGCCATTGCTTGTGAAATTGCCATCTAAATTCCTCCGTCATATTCTGCTGCGTAATTTCTCGCCATTTCTTGTTGAAACAACTGAATCGCTTCGTCAAATTGAGCTTTATATAAGTTTACAGTTTCTGGGGCTTTTAAGAAAGCCGAAGCCTCTAACAAACAAGCACTTAACAATACGTTTTCTGCGTTATTTCCAACCCAATTTGTCGTGTTTGAAGACGAAAGACCTGTTTCTGGAGCAAGATAATCCGCTTTATACGCTAAAGTTGCGCTTGGCGTTGGTGCTAACATCACCACTGTTCCAGAGGTTGAGCTTGAGTTTGTCGAATACATCTCAGGCGTTCCAGTTGTAGAAGCATTTGGATGATAATCACGAACATAGCTATCCATGCGATGGTTAAGATATACAAGATTGCTACTAGAATCTGTAATAGATAGCTGTCGAATCATCCTTGCCGTTGGAATAGTGTATTCGCTAGTGCCTACTACCAAAGTTCCAGAAGCACTGCCTCTAAAACAAGGAAGAGAAGGCAACCTTTGAAAGATCATCTCCTCGGCTTGAGAGATAATCTGGTCAATAGAATTAGAAAGCTCAGTGGAATCGTCTTCTAAAAAATTCTGTATATTAGAAACCAAAGTAGAATAGTTCATTTATGTATCACCGTAAGAGCCACCACCGTAAGAATCTTGACTCCAACCTCCTAAGTTAATCGCTTCCGTACCTATTGCACCTGTTCCTGCTAATCCAGTCTCAACAACCGATACGCCGATACCAAATTCGCCTACAGAGGCAACTGCTCCTGTGCCTGCTACTCCAACTGTGTCAGTTTCGCTTGCCGACAATACAAACTTGCCAATCCCGCCTATCCCAGAAATACCAACATTTGGTTTCTCATAGGCTTTGGCGTTCATTGTTGTGCCAGCTAAATTATTATTAAACCAATTGAACGCGAGGTCAATCCTAATATTTATTGGGTCATTATCTGGTCTTGGTTTAAAAAGAGCAGTCGCATCAACTACATTCTTAGGGGGATCAAGCTGTGGATGTTTTGGCTCAAACTCTTGGGGTTCTACCCTTAATCCGTCCCAAGTTGTCTTTAGGTCTTTGTACGGGACTTTAAAGCCACTGCGATCTGATATTGCCTGTGCTTTCTTGCCTTTTGCGTATCTAGCCATTTAATTCAAATCCAAAGTCGTCGGTCGAACCCTCAATGAAACGCCATCATTATCCGCTGAATACGCAAGCTCAAAAGCTCTTTCGTACACTTGAGATAACACTGGAAAACGGTCTGGAGCATATTTAATAGCTAACTTGCTTGCCAATCCACTACAAATGCAATCATTCCAGCGATAAGGAACGTCTGCGTCTTGATTTGCCAAGCTGATATCTTCTAGTTGATTAACAGCCCAATAAACAAGGCTATAGTTGCTAGAATCTGGAACTTGCCAAACATTTATTGTCGGAATGTATTGCTTGTTAAGCATGTACTGAGTTGGTTTGCCTGAACTAGTTTTATTGGGAATTTGGTTGTAATCCGCAATGCTAATTCTTTCGACTGATATATCTGTTTGTACGCTATCGCTAGAGTCACGGACCACGACATCAATCAAATCAACTGTTCCAGCAGGCAAAGCATAAGCAAGCGTCCCAGAGGTTAAGGACAAAGTTGCATTGTTAACAGTCCAATAGTTAATCCCTCTGTTTGCCCATTCGGAAAATAACAAATTAAGACTTCTTCTTGCAGAAGCTGCGTGATGACCTGTTCTAGTCTGGGGATCTAACCCACAACGCTCAAAGGACTCTGCTACTATTTCTTCAACATTTGGTCTAAATGCGACTGTGCCTGAAGTTGCCATTAATACTCTTTAATGCCTCTAATCACAACTTGATACGCATCACCAGCTGCTCCTGCGCCAGTTGTCGTAAACTTGATGTCACCTGTTCCGCTTGCTCCATAAGATGAGCTTGTTGGCAACCCACCAAACTTAGAAAAATCTTGATATCCAGACTGACCTTCATCAAGGTGCAAAATTATTATGTCGGTGTCGGCATCTGCTAAAACTTCTACCGTCATAGCTTTTATAACCCACCAACATTCTATTATTCTTATTCCTGTGCAAGAAGACCCGTTAGCATTTTTGCTTAACCCAGAAACATCTATTTTAAGAACTGCGCTTTCATCGCCAGCATCTACATATTGGTATTGGAAAGCAAAAATAACTTCACGGGTGCTTTCTGAAATCTTTGTTGACGTTTTAAGGTCTGCCATTGTTCCCTCCTAAATAATAGGTGAGGTTTTACCCTCACCTAAATGAAACTACGCTATTTGAACGTATTCAATTATAAAAGTAAAAGAACCCGCAGTTGTAGCGTCTACCGTGTTGGTAATGTTGCAGTAGATAGTTCTTTCAGTATCTGTGTATTGAACAGAAGCAGGGGCAGTTGTGCCACTCTGTGTCTGAAGAACCAAACTAGTTACAGTTACATTGTGTGCAACAACAGTTGTACCGCCGTCTAAAATTTCGTCAGTTACAGCAGCTACTATCTGTGCGCCAGAACTACTAGTTCCAACTTCATAACCAATGTCACCAGTTCCTATCACGGGAGCAACGTCACAAAATATTTTAATATTCGTAATAATTGTGTTTGCTGGTTGGGTAAATTCACCGATAGCAGGGCTATCTCCAGCAGTTGTGTTGACCGTTACGCCTGTAGCAAAACCAACATGTTTAGCATACTTGTTAGTTACGATACCTGTAGAAGCAATCACCATGGTGTCTGTAATAGCACCCGTGGTTGCGTTTTTTGAAATCACTTTAAAGCCGTTTTCTGATTGGACAGCTCCTGTAAAACTACTAGCCATTTTGGGCTACCTCCTTATTAAAGGTTTTGCTATAAAGTCCTAATAAGTGTCTGCTAGGGCAGTCGTTATAGCTTATAAAATCCTAGAAAAAACAAAGGGGGTTTTTACGCCCCCTTAGCTATATTTATGCACCTTCTGAACCGAAAGCTCCGCGCCAATCAGTAAACCCGAAAGAATATCTTTCGCGTACTTTATAGCGGTAGTCTCCAGTACTGAAGTCGCCTTCCATTCCCTTCTTCAAAGCAGTTCTTTGGAAGTATTTTAGACCGTCTGGTACATCGGTTTGTACAAACCAAGCATCAGAATCTGTAAGACGACGCATAACGTGATAGCCCTGTGGAAGATATCCACCAGACTTAATCGCATTAAGATCGTTATCAGAAGTAGCAGTCCTCAATTGACTTTCAAGAAGTCGCTCTGCAACAAAAGAGTATGCAGTTGGGATCACCAACTTAACGCCTTGTGCTGCAATACGAAGTCCTCGGTCGTCCTTCATGTCTGCAATGTTGATAAGGATGCTTTCAAGTGAAGTTTCACTTAGGTCAGCAGCAGTAGCCAAAGTATTTGCTTGGTTTCCTGCTCGCGTAGGATGGGCGGTGCTAAATAATGCAACTCCATCTCCACCAGTGAAAGAACTTGAGAAGCCGTTATTCAACACGTTTGCGCCTTTGATTTCCTTAGTGGAAGACATAGACCGAGCCAGTGCTTTCGTATAACGAGAGGCAACTGAACCGTATTGACCATCTTCTTCAGCTTCTTCGGTAATCGCAAAAGCTAAAGCGATAGTTTCGTGTTGGTAACGAGCAGTCCACTGCTGACTCCCTGAGTCATAGCTTATTGCTGCTCCTTCTGTTTTAACAGGTGCATTGCCAAATCCTTCCAACAAAACGTCTTCTTCAAACGCTCGGTTACTAGAATTTGTGCTAAACACACCTTCCCATTCGCTAGGGTAGCTATCGTACTCTAATCCAAAAAGAGTATTCAAACCCGGCTCTAGCATCTTAGCAAAATTTGCTCTATTCATAGCCATTGTTAATCTCCTTTTAGATTCCTGCTACATTGTTGCCAAGAATATGCTCGTTAATAAGCACTTCCATGACAGCGTTAGTTCCAAAAGCATTTTCAGGTGAATCCCATAAAGCTAGGATCTTACAGGAAGCAACGCCAGCTGCCATTGTTCCTGATAATTCAAAACCTGATTGCCCTGTTAGTGTAGACCCTGCGCCTGCTACTACGTCGCAACAGTTGCCAATGTTAGTCTGGGCAGGTGAACCTGCTGACTGACACTTGTAGACGATCTGTGGATCGTCATACACCAAAGCAACTATGTCCGTACCAGTAGTTCCGCTAGGGAAATACTCACTATAAACAAAAGAACCATCTGATGCGGTATAATTTACCCCAGCGAATACTCCAATGTTGTTTGTCTCAGTTGCGGTATGAGGTGTAATTACCCCACCGCTAGTAAGAACACACAAATCTCCACTGAAAATATTCTCAGCCAACGTACTAGTAATTGTGTACTTGTTGGTTCGTATGGTGCTACCACTCATATGGCGAACTGGCACAAAGCCAAAGGCTGCATCTGCATTTGCCATTTTATTTCGCTCCTAAAAGTTAGTTATCTTCCATGACCGAGAGATCCCGACCACGACTTGATGTGCTTTCCATATTCTGTTGAATAGGAACGCCTTTTGCACGTAACTCCTCTAAGTTGCCTGTGATGGACTGATCTTGCTCAAACTGCGAATTTCTAAAGTAAGCCTTCATCGACTTAAATTTTTCAATAGGCATTTCGCAAAGCATCATTCCTTCAACACCAATGCAACCAGACCACTCTCCATGATTGATAGTCGGAAAAATCTTCGTATCAACATTGGAGGCTTCTCTTGGTTGCCAACCTGCTCTCATTCTTTTGAAAACATTGTCAGGAGTTTCTTTACCTTGAATCGAGGTAGCTATCCATCGTTGAACATAGCCAGAACGTGCAGGCGGTGCGTCCAACAACGAGGGTGGTTTCCAAGGGATATCAGAACGTGATTCTTCTTCTCTTGGAGACTTTCGGGTTTGTTTTGCTCTTACATTTCTTGACTCAGCCATGACTAGCTCCTTCTTTGCTTACGGATTTCAGATTCATATTTTTTAAGACTCTGTTCATCAGTTATTCCAAGTTCTCTAGCCATTGCGAGGTGGTCTTTTGAAAGACGAACCCGATTACCGCTGTAAGGTTGACCGCCAGAAGTAGGGGCGACAGGATTTCTTCTTTTTGCCCTAGCCTTTTCAACAGGTACTGGTTCAGAGACTACATCAGGAAAAGTCTTTTGTAAACGTCTAGATAATTCGACGTAATATTCATCGCTTTCCTTGTCATAACCTTCCATCTCCAATTGAACGTCGATTGACTTTGCAAACAAAGTTTCTCGCTCATACCCAGAAGCCTTGAACCAGTCGTTTTTCTGTATCCATTTTTTAGCTGAATTAGGAATTACTGGTGCTTGCTGCTGTTGTTGGGGTGGAGAGGCTTGAGGAGCAGGGGCTTGCTGTCTTTGCATCTCATTGACGCGGATAGCAGCCCTCATATCGGCTAATTGCTCTTGAAAATCAACTTGAGCATCGGTATCTCCTTCTTCTACCGCTTTTTTAAGCGCAAGTTTGGTTTGCTCATATCGTTGAACAAACTGGTTTTCTTGTTGGCTTTGAGAACCTTGCTCTAGCTTTTCAAGCCGTTGCATCATCGCATTGTTCTCAGCTTCAAGCCGTGAGGCTCTAGCTTCAGACTCTTTACGTTGGTCAACTAGCTTTTTAATCCTACGTTGTACCTTTTTGCTGTACTCAGGATCGTCGCTTTGCTTATCTTCTGCGACTTTAGGCTTAGGTTCTGCTTCTTCGGCAACTAGCTCAGTGTTTTCTTCAATAGGTGGCTCTAATTCTTCGGGTTCAACCACCTCAATCTCAAAATCTTCGCTTTTTTGCTTTTTGGTTCTTTCAATCTCTTGCTCAATTTCGGCAAGTACGTCTTCTTCAGACATGGTAGCGTCCTCCATGATTACGCTTTAAGATATGTAAGCAGATATTTCCGTTTCTTCTGGGACAATTGACGTAATTTCGTCATCGTTTAACAAAAGAAACTTCACTCCATTTACTACAATTTTCTGACCTGCGTATTTACCGTAGGTAACTTTTGAACCAACATAGGGAATAATGTCTGTTTTCCATCGTTGCCCTGTATCCCTATCTCTATAAGCCAAGTCGCCAAGAGCAGCAATCCGACCAAACGCGGTCAGGTACTGTTCGTTGTCAAGAGTCTCATTGGATAGATAAATCCCACCATCAGTCGTCCGTTTTGGTTCTTGAGGTTGGAGTAAAACTTTCCAGTTTAGAGGTTTAGGGAGTTGGTGAGAGGCGATAGTCGCCTTACTTTCTTCGTCAGTATATATATCATGAACATGTGGATGAGTCATGTTAAGCATCCTCTTCGTCTAGTTTTTTTAAAGTATCATCAACAATTTCAGAAGCTTGTTGTAAACCTTCTGCTATTCCGATGTGTTTTTGGTATGACTGAAAATCGGATATACGACCCTCAATCATGCTCTCGGCTATCTCTAGCCTCTTGTTCGACAGATTCTTTTTTATCTGCCGAAGCAAGTCTGTTATCGTCATTTTCTGCTCCTGTGTTACTTTGCATTGAAACGCCAGTTACACGAATAACAACGTCTTGTTTTTCGTCAGCCATAAAAGCTAGTATCCTTTATTCTTTTTCTTTCCTTTATTAACTTTCTTTTTCTTCTTAACTTTCTTCTTAACTTTCTTTGGTTTTGTTCCGTACACTTTTTTACCTCCTTTGGTAATTAAAGACGGGAATGAAGCCCTATTCATAACTGTTTTCCTGTTCTTTTGCAACTTGCGAGCCTAGAATCCCTGTTCCAATCGCAGTAAACGGAGCAAAATAACTCTGCCCTTGTTCCCTTAAAGCCTTTTTAAGTTTTTCAGTGATCTTAAACCCTTTGACTACTTCCCCTGTTCCAACATCTAAATTTACAATTTTAATGTCAGGGTCTAATGGTTTTAAAATCTTTTCTGCAATCTTAGGCACTGCAACACCGTAAAATTCTTCTGCATCCTTAAAGCGTTGCGTGTCTCTGTTAAATTCAGGCTCACCAAGAGTTACATAATCTGCGTCAGCGTCAACTGCTTTTGCAATCTCCCCTTTAAGCATAATTCTTGTTGTGTCTCTCTTTTCTTGGATGTAAGGAGCGTCCATTACAGTGGGGTTTGTTTCTTGTAATTCCTGAAGACGATATTTAGCATCTTCAAAAGTTTTTATGTCTTTTTCAAGGCTTTGAAGCTCAGACGCTAATTCTTCTTTTTCCCTTAAAAGGCTGTATGGGGTGTCAAGACTGGTTTGATATTCATTTTTGTTCTTAAAATCAAGATAATCTTTTATATTACGAAAATCTGAGGGTTCTTTTCTTTTGACCAAAACTTTAAATAGATGATCTGCGAATTGTGGGCTAGTTTCCGTTTCTAAATACCCCGCATCTTTTCTAATTTCTCGCACTTTGTTTTCTTTAAGGAACTCTTCCTGTGTAAATTTTGACGGTGTAAACTGTTGCCATTCGTTAAGATTTTTTACAAACTCATTGCCTTTTTTCCTAATATCCTCTGCTCTTTCATCAAACTCCATCATTTTCGACTCTGGGTTTTTGCCTATTGCTTTACGAGCCTCGTTTTTTGCTTTTTCAATACCTGATGGAGTCATGTCTGATGATTGAGGCGAAGTTAATTGCTGTGCAACGTCGCTTTGAATTTCGTGGATAGCGTAGACTTTTCCGTCTAATTTACGATCTTTTATAGCTTTTGTAACATAATCGTCAAAAGAATCAAACTCCCCCTGCATCTTTTCTCTTACTTCATCGTAGCGTCGCTCAGGCGTATCATCTGCTTCTAATATTCTTCTCTGTTCATCAAATCGCGCCTCTAAGTAATCGTGGTGAATTTTTAAATAGTCATCTTCAAACTCAACACCTTGACCATTAAGGTCTCTTATTGTTGACCTCACATGGCCGATTGGAAATTCATTGGCGTATTGACTAAAATGACTTTGTAATTTTTTTGGTCTCATTTTCTTGTAAGCTTCTCTCCATAAAGAACCCATTGTGGAAGATTCTTGTGCTTCGGAAAGAAACGATAAGGAAGACTTATCAAATTCTTTTTGCGCCAAGTCAGAAGTGTCTTCGTAAAGATTAACATTGTAAGCTTCTCTTGTTCCAAAATTATCTTCTGGAGTAAGTTCTTCGTAAAGTTCTCGGTTGCGTCTTTGTACTAGACCCCTATCAAATGCAGTGTTTTGCATTATTTCTTTCACTACATTGAGGTCCGTCACATTGTTAAGCTCAAAATCGCCGTAGGTAGCAGAATAACGTGCTTCCCCAAAATCTCCAGCTGCGCTATAAAGAAGGTTGTCATCTCTATCGTAAGCGTCTACTTGATGAGGCGTTAAATCCATGACTTTTTCTACTACCAATTCATCAAAAGCCTCATCAACTTGTGATTGCCAATCCTGTAACTTTTCTACGGAATTAAAACCTTCTCTTGAGAAAATGCTTCCATGCCTTCCAGACAGCGGATACTTTTCAAATAAAGATGCAAAAGTTTGAGAGTCATTTGCTCCGAGATTTCCAAAAGTCATATATAGCTCATCAAAATTTGGATTTTGAGGTTGTCTAAGTCTTGAAGCAGAGATTGTTAAATTGTCTCGAAAATTTCTCCATTCGTCGTTAAGTTTGTTTGCTTGTTCTTGAGGCATATCCTCCATCTTTTTCTTTAAAGTAGAAGAGCCATCAATCTCCATGCCACGCATACCAAAACTTGGCTCTGGTATTTTGTCTTGCATAAGCAATGACATCTGTTGTTGTCCTTTAAACGGACCTTCTTTCATCCCTGCAACAAAAAAGTCATCTAAATCGCGTTCATCGTAAGTTTTATTCATTTGATTTTTAAAAACAATACCTAACACTTCGTCTACTAATTCGTCGTGTTGCACTGCGTCACTGGTCCTAAGGGAATAATGAAGCCCCCTTTTACGGTTTGAAATAATTTGTTTTACATAATCGTCTTCTGGACCTAAATTGGAGCGCACAAAGCTAACTTCTGGTTCTGCTGGATTTTGTTTTGCAAGCTCATTGATGTTTACTGACATTCGGTTCTCATCTAAGAAATCAGTTAACCCTTCCTTTGTTACAGGCAAGTTGGCTTGCTTTTGTTCCTTGAGATATTCACCTAAACCTGACCACCTAAACTCGTCTTTGGTAACACCACCCTTTTCAAACATTGAGCGAAATTGATCTGGAGTTCCTTTTTCTTGATCTAAATTCCTAGAAATTTCATAGGCTTTGTTAAAAAAGTAATTCTCGTCAAGCTCTCTAGGAAATGTTGTTTTTCCAAGACTAGCTTCTCCCGTCATAGAAGCTAAAGACAAAGGAGACTGTCTGGTTTGACCTGCAAGAGCCAGTGCTTCGGTGATGTCTCCTAAATCAGTCGCTGTCCTTGTTTGTATAAAGTCATCAGCTTTTTTAGCAAGACTAGGTATTTTTGTTATAGTTGGTGCGCCAAAACCTATAAGAACGTCAGGAAGAACCCCAAGAGCATATTCTTCTGTAGGGCTTCCCGTCCTTTGGAACGTGGTGCTTTCAGGGTTAAGCTTTGACCCTAAATTAAATAGGAAATTAATTGCAGCATCTTTTCTGGGGAGATTGAGGCTTGCTAGAGCTGGCTCTAAAACCCCTGACTCTCTAAATGGCTTGAGTGGGCTAAGAGGAGTATGAGAGGAAAGGTATAATAATTCAGCAGGAATACCAAGCGCAGAAGCAGGCATTCCCACTCCAAACAATTTAGAATAAAGTTCAGGGTCTGCTATTGGAAAATTCTGAACATAGTCACTAACGGTATCTTTTACTTGCCCAGTGATCGCGTCTGAATAGGTGTCAGTGGACACTCTCTCTGGCTGAGAAACTATCTTTTTGCCAAGACTGTTCAGAAAATCAAGCATTATTCATCTTTTCTAAAAGAAACAGGGCTACCTGAAAAATACTGGTCTAATCCAGTTTTCCCTCTATTTCCCCTCGATTCTCTTAATTGCGCCTCCAACATTGGTAAATATGGGTCGTCCGAACCCAGTCTTTCTACCGCCCTCAGATATGCTTTTTCCATCCTTTCCAGTGGTGTTAATAAATTCGTCATAATCGTCTGCTCCTTTCTTACCCTTTCCCATAACAACGGTGTCTACATCAAATTGCTTTGCGTCTTCTACGTCATCTTTTCTAACAAAGTTATCTGCCAAATCATACATTTTATCTCTTTTTTGCTCAATCACCAAGTTAAGTTCTTCTTCGTTTGAATATAGTTTTCTTTTAGTTTTATCAAATCGAATCTCTATTTCTGGTACGAATTGCATCCTAAACCCTGTGTATGTTGGTTCTTCGCCTTTTCTCATAGTTGTTTTTGGAATAAAAGTAAATCCATCCTCTTCCATTTGCACAACTTCATCAACATAAGG